TTCGTCCGGGAAGACCTTCCGCATCGGGACGGATGACCCCGACGGTCTGCTTGCGGCGCTCACGCTGTCGATCTCTTCGAAGTAGGCAGGAGCGGCCCGCACGCCCACAAGGGGTTGGGCAGCCGCGGTGGTATCCTCCGGGCCGTTCACCATCGTGTTGAACACCTTCCGGGGTATCGCGAATCGGCATACCGTGCGCTCGTCATCCCGTTCTCTCGCACCGCGTGAAACGTTCCGCGCTCAAGCTCGTCACCACTGCTTCCGATAATGCGGGGGGAAAGCAAGGGGTGGTGGTCGTGGACTCGTTCGTTGAATACCTGTACGCGCTCGGTTTAGCCGAGCGCACAATCGAAGTGTATCGGCGGGCAGCCGAGCGGTGGATCACATACGCTGTCGATGAAGACGTCGACATTTCGAGCCCGAGTGCGTTGGACCTCGCGATCTACGCCCAATCGATTCCGCAGACAGCGACGTCGAGGCGGCAGCACCGGGTAGCGTTGCGGCACTTCTTCGACGAGCTCGGCGTGTCTGCACCGGTTGGAGCGATACGGGTGCCGCCGAAGAAACGTGGAGTGTCACGTGCGCTCGAGCCCGACGATGCTGCTGCACTTGCCCGGGCTGCTTTGGGGTTGTGGCCTGATGGGGCTGCTGTGCTGTTCGGGTTGTATCTCGGGTTGCGGCGTGAGGAAATCGCTCGGGCACGGTGGGACCGGTTCGATCGTGGCTTCGAGTGGTACACCGTGTTGGGGAAAGGCGACGTGGAAGCGGTGTTGCCGGTGCATCCAGTGTTGGCGTCTGAGCTCAAGGGTCGGATGGGTGCGTTTCCGTGGGTGTTCCCCGGCCGCTCATCGGCACATGTATCGGCTGGGACAGTCGGGCACTGGGTCGGGCGTGTAGGAACATTGGCAGGGGTAGATGGGCTCTCTCCTCACCGTCTGCGTCATACTGCCATCGCGACGATCAACGACGCTACAGGCGATCTGAGGGCGGCTCAGGAGTTCGCTCGACACGCGGACCCGAATACGACGAGAATCTACACGCGCGTGAACGCGCAGAGGTTGCGTCGTGCTGTCGACTCGTTGCAGTACGTCGCCTGAACAGAGGGGATCCACAATGGTGTTCGAATACAGGACTGAGGCCGTCGCTCTCGACGAGAAGATGCTTGGAAAGACGACATCGAGATCCCAGGGGGTCGCTGCTGGTGTCGGGATGCGATTCAACGAGCTCGCAGCGCAAGGCTGGGAGTTCGTTCAGATGGCGCCTGTCCCCGTGACAGGGAAGGTGCGGAAATCGAAGGAGCACCGCGAGATCACGATCGCAGTGTTCAGACGGCCAGTGGGGTAGAGACCGCCAGGATCAGCCGAGGAGTCTCAGGAACTCTGAGGCTTCCATCAGCACAATCGGATGTCCCTGCTCGGCGAGCTCTGTGGCTTTCTTCAGCTTCCCTGACAGGCGCCTGCTTCCGTCACGGCGTGACTCGATGCCGTCTGCGACAAGGATGTCGACCTTGCGCGACACGTTATCTGCGACACGGCCACCGACGTTGACCACCTGTTGATACGCTTGACGTTTCGACATTCCGTTTGGGAGTGACCCGGTGATGACGACCAGCTGGCCATACAGCGGGTGGCTGCCATCGACGACGCTGTCGGGGACCATCGACGACGCTTTCACATGACCGGATCGATGCTGCTGCATTGCGGCTCCGAGGGTCAACGGACCGAATCCATGCAACCCGGCAACGCCGGTGAGTGTCTCGACGCTACACGCTGCGATCAGTGCTTCAGCAACCTGGACCGCTGCCCATGCGTCCCACAGTGGGTTGTGGTGGTCGGTCGTGTCGAGTCCGAGATCTTCGGCGATGTCGACGAGCTTGTGCGAGTCGCGGTCAGGCCACACGATTCGGGCGAGGTGGAGTGTGCACAGGTACTGGTACGGCCGTGGGAGCGCGTCGGCATGGAGAGCGTATGAGCTCGAGAGTACAGACATGTCGAACGCGGCGTTGTGTGCGACGAGGATCCGGTCTGCGATGAGGCTGTCGATCTGTGGCCACACGTCGAGGAGTGTCGGAGCGTTGGATGTGTCGCTGGGGTGGATGCCGTGGATCCCGATGTTGATGTCAGCGTATTCGTTGTCTGGTGGTTGCAGAAGCCAAGACTGAGTATCGATGGAACCGTCATCGTGTGGGACCGCGAGTGCGACTGCGCAGGCGGATGAGCGTTGCGGGGTTGCTGTCTCGAAGTCGATTGCTGCGAGGTGTGTGAGCTCCACTGTGTCGGCATTATGTACGTGTCGGTTGGGTGTCTGCCACTGTTGCTGCGCGTCTGGACCGCTGGACCCGTTCAAAGGTGCGGTGGCAGACGCAGCCGGATCGGTGCTGTCGAGGCTTTACCGTGCCTCACCGTGTCGGCTGTCGCCAACGATACGCGTCTAGGTCGTGACGTGGAAGGAGAATCTGTCGCCTCTACACGGGAAGCGTGTCTCGACGCACGAAAGCCCTCCAGGCGCCCCCTCGATCGAGAGGAGATGCCTGGAGGGCCTCTGTACTACGTGTTGGTGTGTTCAGCTGCCGGTGATCGTACGGTTGTCTCCGTACTTGATCGTGTCGAACGCTGCGCCGGCTGCGAGTCCAGCGACGATACCGTTGATCGCTGCCACGACGTAGAACGCTACGACGTTCACGCCGGGTTCGATTCCTGACGTTGCCGCCATCACGATCATCAAGGCGACACCGAATCCGAGAGCGAGCCTGCGCAGCCACTGCCTCCCAATCGGTGGGTACACGACCTTGATCCCCTGGAGGACGACGCCGACGACGAGGGTGACCCCGGTGACGGTGAGGAGCGTGTCGATAGTGATCTGTTCCATATGGGGTTCACTTCCTGTTCTTGGTGTCGCATCGGGCGCACCAGTAGCCGATGACGGGCTTTCCGTGTGTCGGGATTGTCTTGCGAACGGTCCAGGGTGTACCGCAGTGGCACCTGGTGGGGGAGCGGTTCATGGGAGCCTCCCGGCTGCGTACAGTGCGACGAGGGCGGCAATGCACGTAGAGAGATAGATGACTGCGGCTGGTGTCATAGGATCGGGTCGAATCGTCGGATGCGTGCCTCCTCGACGGTGAACGACACCATCCGTGACAATGTGTTGCCACCGACACGGTCGTCGAAGTGTTGAGACCCGCCATCGAGGGCAGGGATCTGGATGAAGACACGGCCACCACCGAAGTCCTTCACCTCGAGATGATGCCGGTGTGCAGCGAGGAGAACATCTGCGTCGCCCGGGAGAAGCCTCGAGCGGATCTGGCCGTCCCACCATGTCTGCCAATAGCCGTACTGCTTTGACGGGAACTGGTGACCATGCGCCATCGTGATCCGCAGATCGTGGTCGTCGACGGTGACGGTGAGCGTGTCACGATCCGGATACAGGAAATCGACCTTCCCGGCGAGCTCCGTGTTCTCAGCTACACCGTCAGCGACCGCTGAGATGGCGTCGAGCGCCCACGAGTCGGTGCCGACAGTGAACAGGTCGCGTGACGGTTCGTCGTGGTTGCCTGGTATCGCGACGATCGTCAACCGTTGCGTTGTTGGGGCGAACGCTTTGATCTGTGCCATCACGAGACGTCGCACAACACGGACCTGTTCGGTGACAGTCAGATCGAGACGGCCACGGACACGGCCATGCTGCGACACGGTGCCCTCGATACAGTCGCCGAGCCACGGCAACCACACATGGCCGGCCTTGATGCGGCGCTGCCGGTCAACCATGCGGCCCGTTTCGGTGAGGAACCGCTCAACAGTTGCCGGAGTGCCGCCGCCTTCGATCTTCCCGATCTGCGTGTCGCCAACAGGTGACCAGAACGACCGATCAGTCGTCGCCTTCGGTACCCGTGGCCGCCACTTCGCAATCTGTGCCACCACCCGGTCAGCGTCGATCGACGCCGCACGGACCTTCGCAGCCGGCTCGAAGAAGACCTGCGACGCCGCCAACCACACCGGATCCTCACCGCGGCGCTGCTGCTGCCACCTCGAGGACCGCATGCGGGTGATGGTCCATGCGTTTGGGTTGAGGCTGTGGAGTTCGAAGAGTGCTGTCGTGTCGAGGTCCGTGCCGTCTTGGTACGGTTCTGTGACGATGTAGCCGCCGATGCCGTCTTCGACTTCGGAGCGTGGCTGCCATCCGTCCGGGTACCGTTTCCCGCGGTGGGTAGCGGGGGAGGTGTCTCCGAGCTGTCTCGCTCGTTCTACGAAGCTGGGCATCGGCACAGGCCCCTACGGTGGCGGCGGACTGTTCCTTGGAGAATGTCGTGCCCATCCTCGCGGAGCACACTGGAGATCTGTACGTGTTCGAGTGTTTCATCTGCGAGGGCCTGCAGGAGCCCTTCGACGTATTCGGGATCTCCTGTGTGTAGGAGCATCCCGACGCTGCACTTGGGTCCGCGCTGTTTCTGTTTGCTCTGTTTGACGTCCTCGTAGAAGCCCATGATCCCTACCTCCCAGTCGATCGAGATGTGTGGCGTACCTGGCAGGTGTCAGCCGTTTGGCTGTTCGAGGAGGCCTGCCCGGTCGAGGAACACTGCAAACTTCTCAGCCGTCACGACATCAGACGGTTTCGTCCACTGAGAGAAGACGCCCTGGGCGCGCGCTTTGTCCCATGCTGGCTGGAACGCTGGGTTTGAGGTCTCTTCCGAGGTCATGTCTTCTGCCCATCCTTCCTCAAGAATCCATCTGATCCAGTCGTTGCCAGGGCATTCGGTCCAGGATCCGTTCTCCTCCTTGACAGTCCGGTGGCTCTTGACCGGGTTCCCAAGGTCTCTACAGAGACGTCCCATCGTCTTGAGCGCTGCATCCGAGGGTTTGCCGGCGTTGCGGCCACCGATCCAGACGATTCCGACCGATGCGTCGCAATACGAGTCGCCCTCGGGCGTCTTGTCGCGTGAGCACTTCACATGGCCGCCAGACCTCCAGGACCGACCTTCATAGGCGAGGCCGGAGTCTCCCACGGCGATCTGATACGCAATGTCGCTCATCCTCGCAAGGTGGGTCCGTTGCCATGAGCGGAGCCGTGCCTGTTCGCCTTCGGGTGGGATATGGGCCGTGAGGCCACCCCAGTGGATGAGTGTGTAGCGGGGTGCGAAATCGGGATCGTTGGGGATGTCTACTAGTGATCCCCATTCTGCTGCATAGACGTCGAGGCGTGGGCGTTCCATCGATGGCTCCTATCTGGCAATGCGTGGTGATCGGGGCGGCGACGTGTGCCGCTGTCTACGAGTTGATGACGGACAGGTTCAAAGCGAGGAGGAGCGCTGATGTCCCGAAGCTGAGAGCGGCGGCGGCCATTGCCCATGTGAGCCTCTGGATCGATTGGCGGATAGATGCGACATCTCCGTAGATGTCGTCCATGTCTGTTTCGAGGAGAGCGACCCGTGTCTCATGGTCGAACCCTTTGCGTTCTTGTGGACGCGTCACGTGTCTCGTCTCCCAGTTCGCTGTCGTTGTCAGTCGCCGAGCCGCCGCACGTCGGGGGCTGCTTACGGAGTGCCTGTGGTTGGTCGTAGCGAGGTGTGCCGTGTCACTTCGGGAACGCCGTGACGAGGAGATAGCCACGCACGAAGCTGAACGTCGCTGAGGAGGTCTTCGTCACATAGATCGACCACGTGGATGTGTCGGCGCCGGCGAAGTCTTGGAACGCTACTCCTGAGATGAAGAAGTAGTCGTTGACCGCCGTGAGGAGTGGGCCGATCTGGTAGTCGGTGACTTGGAAGTACGTCGACATGTTGGAGCCGTCGTTGCGCGGAAGGACCTTCAACGTTGCTGCTGCGTCTGGGCCGGCGCCGTACACATCGGTGAGCTGGATGGTGAATCCCCATTCGAGCTTCACGAGGCCAGCGGACGGCATGACGAGCTGTTTCGTCAGTGGCGTGATCCCGGTACCGATGTTCGCTGCACTGCTCGACACGTGATACGCAGTCAAGACGGTGAGATCGTCATGGCCATGCGAGTGTGCCGAGGCTGCAGCACCGATGTCTGACGGAGACAGGTTACGCGAACCGAGAGCGGTGACGTGGCCATACGTGTCGAGAGTGACATCCTCGATGACAGTGCCGGGCGCGTTCGATATCGATGCCTGAGCGGAGGTGTCTTCGTGTGCGAGCGTCACATCGCCGGTGCCGCCACCGACAAGCCCGGCGCCGGCTGTGATCACCTGATCTGCTGTCGCACCGATCTCTACGGTGTCGGTGACAGCGTGGGCGTCCTCGATGCCGGTACCGATCTTGTTCAACTCGGCCTCTGAGATGCCGGGAGCTGACCCGTTGACGAACGTTGTCTTGGTGTACGCCACAGTGTCTCCTATCCGAACGTGTCGGTTCGATCGACTTGGATCGATTCCTTGTTCGTCTTCGTTTTCGAGTACAGGACCCGGGCGATGAGTGTCCCTGAGTCGGCAGTCGCAGTGGCTGATGCACCAGCGAACCAGCCGAGCTCGGCGATCGCTACATTCGCGTCGTCAGGTCCGAGATACGTGACAGTGTCGGTCTCGCCGACACCTGCGCCTGCTGTCTGAGATGTGACCTGTTTGCGTCCGGCTTCTGTAACGAGGGTCGTGTCGCTCGCTGCTGGGGCGGTTGATCCTGTGCCCCATGCGAGGTATTTGATCTCAGCGTCGAACGCTGTATCTCGTAGCGCCTGAGCGATGAGGTTCTTCCCGGCGTCTGTGATGAGGTTCGGGAACGTTTCGACGGTTTCGGTTCCGTCGGGATGGAAGATCGTGACGGTGACTATCCCCGTCCATGGTGTCGACTCGGTGACTCTCATGAAGGTCTCCTCCTCAGCACGGGTACAGCGTCGTGGCCGGGTACAGCGTCGTGGCCGGCAACGGGCATGCTGTGACGGTCTGGGTGACGGTCTCTGTCCATGGCCATGCCTCTGATGTGGATGTCAGGATGGTGAGGACTTCGTCTTCGGTGATGTTCTCGCGCAGCACGAAGGCCTGGCCTCGGTCAGTGAGGAACCGGAAGAACTCGACCCACCCGGTACGGACAGGCCCTGAGACGGCTGTGATGGTGTGGAACACGACGCCTTCAACGGTGACGGTCGTCACATTCGTGATCAGAAACGTCTCACCGTTTGGGCCGAGCTCGGGAAGGTTCACGGTGACGAGTTGGCCGCCGGCGAGCCCGGATCTCGTCGTCGTGTATTTGAGTACGGCGCCGTCCTGGGCGAACCGTGCAAGTTTCGAGGAGCCTGATTGGAACGCTGCCGCACGTGAGTCGTGCTCGGGTTCGTCGTCGACCATTTCAACGATGCCAGAACCGGTGCCTTCGAGGGTCTTGATCCGGATCGTCTCTGCAGCGTCTGTCGATTTTGTGACGACGGAGAACATGCCTCGGTACGTCACCTCGAGGATGTCCGACGTGCCGAGCGGCGTGTCGGTAGATTCCTGAGAGATAGCGTTGGATCCCTTGTTCCAGTACCACTGCTTCCCGGAGTCGATACCGCGGATCCCGACCGTCTCAGCGACAGTGTTGACCTTGATCGTCGGCACCTGAGCCACGACGTACGCCGTGGAGAACGTCTGGATGGTGCCGTCACCCTTGAAACTCTCGACCTGAGGGTCGGTGATGTCGGTGCCGCCACGGATGTACTGCGTGTTGCGGTACTTCGGGTTCCGTTTCGTCAGGGTCGGTGCGCCACGGTCGCAGTCGTCCCAGCTGATCGCCCACGGAGCCGTGTACTTGTCGCGTGCAGCGAAATGCAGATACCGGTCAGAGTCGATCCACCACAAGAACCCAGCAATCTCCGCGACACGGTCCAACGCGCGTGACGCAGGTACGTAGTTGAAAACTGCGTGCTCAACGGTCGGGCCGGTATCGATCGATCCTGCCACAGTGTCCTCAGCGACACCGTCGAGGGACAACCAGTTGGTGATGATGTCACGAACGATCGCAGCAGCAGTCTGGGACGTGTACGACGCAGCCACAAGGTGTCGGTCAGCGAGGCCAGTGTGGTCGTAGCACTTGATGTCGATGTCGCGGCGTGCATCGCCGGGACCGACAACGGTCACCTTCGGAACGTCGACGAAGCCCTTGAACAGTGTCGTTGCACCGTCGGCGATAACGACCGGGTGGTGACGTTCAACGTCGAACGTCGTCTCTGTCTCGATGCGGAGCGTCGCAACAGAGCGGCCCTCAGCGGAGTCATCGATGCGGAGCGTCGAATCGTATGCGTTGACTGCTGTGCCGTTGATCGTGACTGACAGCGCCATCGTCTACCTTCCAGACCCCACATGGATGCGCACGTCCTCGGTCAACGCAGGAAGGACCGCTCGGGCGAGTACGTCGTCGTTCAGCATCACGTAGACGTTCACGGGACCACCTGCTTGTGCTGCCGCCAGGTTGCCTGCGAGAGCGGCCTCTTGGTCCGGTGTACGGACAACTTCGCCCTTCTTTAGTTTCGCCACGATCTCGTCGTTGTTGAGCGCACCCGGTTGGCCGCCGCTGTGGAACAGTGGGAGTTCCTTGCCGGCTTCAGTCGTGATGATCTTCGAGGGGACCTGACCCGAGACCGAGAAGTTGAAGTCCTTCGAGTCGATGTCGAGTGCGTTGTAGCCGAGGATCATCTCGACGAGTTCCGCTACCTGATCTCGAGACATTCCTGCTTGGAGAGCTGTCTTGGCGAACGCTTCGACCGCAACGTCTGAGACTGCTCCGAGACGCATGTTCGCCTCGTTCAGTTCCCCCTGCGCATCGATGAGTGCGAGTTGCGCGTCGGTGTACTCTTGGGTTCCTTCCTTCCCTTCTTGCTGCAAGGTGTTGAGGGTGTCGAGCTGCTCTTTGTATCGCTGCTGCGCATCTCTGAGCGCAAAGAGGGGGTCGGCAGCCCTCCTTTGCTCGTTTGCGAGATCGATCAGTGCCTGTTCCTCTGCCGATGTCGCACGCTCAAGATCCCACATCGCCTCGGTCTGTTCGTGCGCTGCACCGGTAGCGTCGCCTGTCGCATCGACGAGCTCTGCCAGTGCGTCCCTGTTCGCGAGGATCCGTTTTTCTCTGAGCTCGTCGCTGATCGTGGCCAGTTCGGTTTCCCTACGGTCAGCGGCTATCGCATCTGTCGCTTTGAAATACGCTGTGCGCAGGTCAATCAGCTCTGTGTTGAGAAACCCGATGAGGCCTGCCTGTGCCGTGATGCTCCTGTCGCCACGGTCGAGGGAGTCGATCCATGTCAGCCACCCGTCGCGGCCGCCCTTGATAGCGTTCGCAACATCCTCGACATCGACGCCGAGTTTGGCCATGGACTCACTCAGCCTGTCGGATCCGTTTGCAGCATCAGCGACAGCCTTGAACAGTGCCTGGTCGCCCATCTCTAGGAGGGCCTCTGCAAGATCGGTCGCCCGCTCCTCAGCATCTCGGGCATTCATTCCTATCGTGGTCACAAGACCGGCGACCAGCGTGAGACCGGCAACGACCGGGTTCGCTGAGATCGCTGTGATCGCGAGCTTCAGGCCACCGATAGCGAGGACCGCGATCTTGACGACATCTGGGATGTCAGATACGTAGCCGATGACGATCTCGAGGCCGGTTGCGAAGTCGACGAGGTATGGGGCGATGTTCCCGATCGCGGATCCGATGCGGACCAGTGACGGTATGAAGACCTTGCCGACGCTGATCGCTGCGTCCTGGAGCGGGGCGATGACGTTGACGCTGATCTGATTCTTGAACGATGTCAGTTGCTTGTTCGCTACATCTTCGGTAGCTCCGCCTGCAGAACGTAGAGCAGTCTCGTAGTCGGCGATCGCCTCGGATTGGCCAAGGAGCGCCTGGATGAACGACACTGACTTGTCGGAGAACCCCAGCTGCAGCAGTGTTGCTTTCTGCTGCTCGTCAGACATCCCCTCGAGTGACTGCTCGAGACCGCCGATGATGGTGCCCATATTGAGCATCTCGCCGCTGGCATCGAACGCTGCGACGTTCATCTCCTGCCATGCGGCCTTGTTCTTGATCGCCTTCGTCTGGAGATCACGCATCACGATCCCGAGCGCTGTGCCAGCCTCTGATCCCTTGATGCCCTGATCGGCGAACGCTGCGAGGACCGCTACGCCCTCTTCGATGTCTTTGCCGACGGTCTTGAGTGCTGCGCCGGCTTTCGTGGTGAGGGCTTCGGAGAATTGCTCGACGGAGGCGTTGGCGAGGGTGTTGGCTTTGACGAGGACATCGGAGACACGGTTCATGTTCTCGATGTTCTCGGTCGTGTCGTCGACGGTCAGTCCGAGCGCCGACTGTGCGTCGGTGAGGAGGTCGGTGGCGCGGGCAAGACCGAACGCTCCTGCCTGAGCGAACTTCGTGACCCTGGGTAGTGCAGCGATCGATTGTCTCGCGTCAAGACCGGCCGATGCGAGGAAGAAGTAGGCCTCTGCGGCTTCACCGGCCCCGAACGTTGATGACTTTGCGACAGATCTTGCTGTCTTCTCCATGTCGGCGCGCATGTCTGCCGATACGTCGCCCATGATCGCGGTCGACTTCGTCATCTGGTCGTCGAAATCGAGGAACGCTTTCCCTACTGCGACGGTTGCGAGGCCGGCTGCGACGCCGAGACCTGCCACAGCTCCACCTGCCATCCCCGACGCCGATGAGACTGACTTGCCGAACGTTCCTAGTGACTTCTGTGCGCGGAGAAGAGAGCGGGAGAAAGGCTTCGCGTTTCCGAGGATGGTGACGTAGATGGAGCTGTTGCCTCTGCCCATTCGTCACCTCCAATCAGCGCTGCAATTTGTCGCCACGTCAGTTCGTTGAACTCGTCTGGTGGGATGTATCCGACACGTCTACATGCGATGGCCCAGGCGGTCGTTCTGGTTGCCTGGGCCGTCAGGCTTCCGGGTTGGCCTCTTCCGGGACGAGCCACTCCACGGATTCGTCGACAGGGAGAGCCCAATGCCCATCCCATGTGATATCCGGCTCGACGCGTCGCCGTATGACGAAGGCAGTTGCCACCGCTGTCCTGATGGACATCTCTCTCGGATCTCCGAGGAGCTCAGCCGATATGGCGCCGAACGTCTTTCCGGTGATCTCTTCAAGGAGCTCTGTTTCCGGTCCGGTCAACCCGAGCAACGTATCGAGAGTCTTCGTCTGTGTGTCTTCGGTTGGCATCGCTCGCCCTTCCTAGAAGCTTTCGCGGATCAACTGATCTACAGCTTTCTCATATCTGTTGATGACCTCGTCTCGGCGCCTGTCCAGCGCCCGGTACAGGAATGGGTCCGGCCTGATTGGGCCTTCTCCGCGTGGTCTGTTTGCCCATCCGAAGTGGATCGGCCCTGCGTACGGGACTGCCTTCTTGCCTGCGACGACTCGGCCTGCGAGTTGCCTGCCGGACGCACGGATTGAGGCTGCGAGGTCTCCGGATCGTTCGGGTGCTTCCTGCTTCGCTGCTGGGACAACGACCTCTGCGGCCACGGCCTTGTTTGTCTTCGTCATCGCACGCGGCGTCAGGTTCCTGGCCGTCCGGAAGTCCTGTTGGAGTCCCTTCAGGCCATGAACCTGTACCGCGACGACGAAGCCAGCTGGCTCGGGCATCTACAGCCCTACGGGGTGGTTTCCGTGTTCTGCAACACGATCTCGACCGAGTCGCCAGAAGCATCCTCGAACGCCTCCCACGGAACCGTGACCTCGGGGACATCCGGGCCGCCGATCTGTGGCGTCTCACCGGTGAACCTGACGTCCTTGTGCGTGATCGTCAGCTGCGTGTATTCGTTGTCCGAGATGAGGGCACCGACGAACTGCAGCTCCAACACAGCCGACGTATCAGCCTTGAACCGGTCGTAGAAGTCGGTGAGGTTCTCGAACTCTGCCGTGAGCTCACCAGATGCGCCCCGGTACTCGTTCTCACGCTGCTCGAGCTTCGTTCCGGACTGCCCCAGGAAGTACCGGTCGGTCTTGAGCGAGTTCTGGCCGGCCATCGTCGCAGCCGACACCGTCGCGATCGTTGACGCATCGACCTTCAGGGTGCCCTGAGCGAAATGGAACGGGACGAGTGTCGGAACTGACCACACGGCGAGAGCAGTGCTGGTGACCTCTTCCTTGGCATCGAACTCGAGATCGAGCTGCAGGATGCCGTCGTTGTCGATCGAGAACGACCACGACGGGATCTTCGCACCGTGATACGTGAACGCCTGGACAGTGCCGTCCGTCTTCTCGATGCCCTTCTGCAACGTCAACGACTTGCCCGACAGATCACCAGGTGTGAACGTGTGCGCGTACACGGTGGGGGAGTTCGCAGCGTCAGGCTGGGTCGTTACGACCGCGCCGAGCATGTGCTTGAAGAACCTGCCGAAGCCCTGATCCATCACCTCGAACTGGACACTGCCGCCGGCGTCGTTGCGCGTCAAGACACGCGATGCTCCACGCTGATGCCTGGTGCCGGGGCGGAGCCCCTGCGTCGCGATGGCTGACTGGCGGCGCTGAAGCGTCTCACCGGCCAGGATCTCGTGGAACCGGTCAACAGTGACGCCGGTGCCCCACGTTGATTCCTCTGCTGTACCGAACTGGGCTTTGAACGACATGGGCTACTCCTTTGTGCCTTTCTTGGAACGGGTCGGCACCTTTTCCCATGTCGCCTGCTCACACAGTGACTCGGCAGTGCCTCTCTCAACATCGATCTGTTCGCCACGCTCCACAACGACGCCCAAAGCAGGGACGTGAACGGACGCGTAGGGACCTACATATCGGATCTTCACAGTTGGGTCCTTTCAGACGCGGGCGCGGACCTTGATGGTGAACTCGACCGAGCAGACACGTTTCTTCGTGGACGGATCCACGCCCTGGTCCCACTCGGTGCGTGAGATGTGGGCCCTCGTCACCGTGCCGGACTGGGTACCGTCTGCTGTCAGCTCGTCGTTGATGACGTTCAACAAGGAGAGGCACTCGTCACGTACTGCTTTGACAGCGGTTTCGGTGCCGTCAGGGTTCGACCGGCCGCCTTGGGATGCGGTGACGATGCCAGTGACGTTGTACTCGTCCTTCATCGTTAACGGCATCGCCTCAGGGTCACGATCAACGTTCGAGGCACGGACGAACACGACAGTCTTGGACGGGACCTTCACCCCGGGCGTGACCGGGCCGGTGAAGACCTTCACCCGCTCCAAGCCGGACGTTCCGGCGTATCGCGTCTCGAGGTTCGCTTTGAGTGCGTCGACGAACGCTGGGAACGTCGTCGTGGGGCCACTCACCGGATCACCGCGCTACCGGATCGAGGCTTCCACGTGTTGTCGCGGATCCACCGTTTCACCTTCGGGATCTCCTCGGCATACGACACAGTCACGCCGTCGTCAGATACCGACTCTGTTTCGTACTCGACGTTCGCTGCTTGCAGCCGGTCGGCAGCGAGGAGAGTCGCGATGTGGGAGACACCGTTGTCGAGGTATGGGCGGCCGTACTCGTACTGGATCCGGACGTTTCTGCGTCCAGACGTCCAATACGACGTGTCACGGACGATGCAGCGTCCGTCGATGGTGAGGTCGGCGAGCTCAGCGGCAGTCAGAGCGGTGTCGGTGATCCACGCGGCGAGCACCGTCGAGATGTGGTGATGGGGAACCTTGAGTTCGTCGGAGCCGTCACCGGAGAGTGTCAGGTCGGCGAAACGGGGGATCCATGACTGGCCGGTGGCCTGCTCGAGGTAGTCGGTGACGTCTCGGCGCACGTCGGCGATGTCGTCGTTCGTGAAGTCTGTGGTGTCAGAGAAGGCGCCGTCGTCGAAGGTGCGCATGTCGTTGATCGTGAAGAGTTGCCCACCGACGATCTCGACCCGGTCGGTGACGATGCCGCCAGTGTCTGCACGGGTCCATGTGATCGTGATGAGATCAAGGAGAGTGAGCCATGCTGCGAGGAGGGTGTAGCCGAACTCTGCTGTGCCGCCAGTCCCAGTCTTGGCCGCCGACGATCCGGAGTCGAGCACAGTCCCGTCAGCCCGGGTTGCTGTCACGGTGATGGTGCCAGGGTCGACCTGGGAGCCGTCGTCGAAGAACTTCTGTGTGATGGTCGTGTCGCCAGCGTTTCGGGTCACGTCGATCTTCATGCGATATCCCCTTCCGCGTAGGTGGCAGAGAGGCCACCAGACATGTGGGCTGCTACGAGTGCTGCGCCGGTGGTTTGTGTCTTGACGGATCCTTCTCGCCACCGGACAGCGAACGTGCCATACACGACAGCGATCGTCTGTCCTGTCTCAGACTCAGACACATAAGCGACGAGGATGACGATCGGTTTCACTGCGGGAACAGGATGTGACGTGTTGGCCTCGACGACTGTGCCGATGGGGAGGACGTTGGACTTGAGCGCAGCAACGGCGATGGCAGCGTCGATCTCTGACGCGAACGATGCTGTCACGACGATCGGCTTCACCGCGGCGACAGGCTGTGACGTGTCGATCTCGGCGGCGGTACCGACGGTTGCCAAGATTGGCTTCACCGCGGCGACAGGCTGCGACATGTCGAGCTCTGGTGCTTCGGTGATCGTGACAGTAATTGGCTTCACCGCGGTGACGGGCTGCGACGTGTCGGCCTCAGATGCGGCCAGGACTGGGTAGACGCTGGCTTGGATAGCTGAGACGGCGACAGCGGTATCTACCTCAGATGTTGCACCAAGCGATGGGGTGATTGGCTTGGAGGCGGCGGCTAGTTGAGCCGTATTGGTCTCGGTAGTTGCTGTCACCGGCAGCAGGATCGGTTTCACAGGTGCGGCGTGCTGCGCAGCGTCGGCCTCGGCGGCGGTTGAGATGACCTCCTGGATGGGCTTCAGGGCGATGGCCGGATCTGCGGCATCTGTCTCGGCGGCGGTTGAGACGAGCTCGAGGATCGGCTTCACGGCAGCTGCCGGCTCGGCAACTGTGATCTCGGTAGCTGTCCCGATCGTGACGATCTGCGGTGCACCACCTACTGCGTGTACTGCCGGAGTCGAAAATCGGAAGATGGTCGACATCGGCTACGCCCCTAGTACTCGTAGATGGCCCAAACGAATGCGCGGCCAGTTCCTGTTGTTTGCTTCAGTGTCGCTACGAACTCGTGCGGGGCGGGAACAGGTGGCGCGAGCTTGATTTCGTCAGTTCCCTGGCTGTGTGGGAATGTTGCGTAGAACACTTCCTGGGAGGCTGAGGTTGATCGTGTCTTGACTTTGATGCGCAGCTCTACGGTGTCTCCGTCAGCAAGGTTGGCCAGGTCGACAACGAGCTGGTAGGTGCCTGCTGCTGTGATCGTGGCGAGTGTGTGCTCGGTTCCGATTACGGCAGTTTGTGTGCCGCCTATGTTCTCAGTGACAGCCATCAGAAACCTCCATGCAGGGCAGCCATCATCTCTAGCGTCGAAGCACTAGCTTGCATCCTCACAGCGAGGCGTGTGCCGATAGGGATGGTGCGGCCCAGGTAGATCATGTGAGGCCTGTCACCAAGGTAGAGGCGTTCAGCATTTGATGATGAGATGTACATGTCGGGGACGATGACCTCTTCAAACCCGGCAGCACCCATACCGATGTCGCACAGTATGTCGCCCGGGTTGAGTGAACTGTCATTGCCCTGGACGGACAGGCCAAGCGTCGAGTGCACTGCTGTGGTCGACGGTGTGATCTCAATCCAGACGTACTTGATGTTTGCCGTGGCCGATTGCACATAGACACCAGAGCTCGTTGCAGTGTCAGCTCCATAGGTGACCCAATTCCCGTACTGGCGGTTGTCGGTAACGAAATCTGGTCCGTTTGCGAATAGCTGGCCGACCATCACTGTGTCGGAAGCGATAAGCGCCTGGGTCCGCATCGCGATGCGTGACCCTTTAGGTATGTACATGTTGAAGAAGTTGACCTGCGGGTTGCCCCAGTCCGCCTGGAATCCGCACAGCATGTTCTCCAACACAACGATCTCGGACCCTGCTGCGCCTATGGCAACGTCGAGGAGCATTGACGTGTCGGCGCCGGACACGTAGGTGTTCTTCGTGTTGATACCCAGCACGTAGGTGTCTTGCGACGTGGACGCGACAACCTCAGTCCATGCCCCTTTCGTATGGGGCGTTCCACCTGCCGTCACCGTCTTCGAGTCGTCGAACCTCGACACGGCAAGGTTCTTCGTATCAACAACGTCGAACCCGCGGGTGGCAAGCGGCCAGCCAGACATCAGGCAGCCCCCGAGCAACGATGAATCCAGATAAAGGGCATCATGGGCTCATCTCCTGCACACATCGAGGGAACCGGGCCGGCTAGCTGGCCTTCCAGAAGCCATTCGTCGCTGAGAAGTCAGCAGTGACATCGTTGCCGTCAGTCCCAACCACGAAGTCGTGCATCGTCAACACAGGACGTGCCGCGTCCGAAGCGCCGTCCTCACAGACCAGCAAGTCGGTCGTGTCGTTCCCGGCCAGAGGCGCTGTCCACGTCTGATCGGGGATGATGACCTTCACCAGATCCGAAGCGTCATCGACGGTGAGTGTGATCGACGCGTTCAGGATCGTCTTGCGGGCCCACGTCGAACCGGTCTGCTCCGTCGTACCGGCCAAGCCGAGGACAGTCGCCAGATCGGGACCGGCGTCCTTCACAGTTGCGTCGATGTCTGCAGCAGACAGCGGGACGATGATGAGGTCGGCGCCGTCAGCGACCTTCTCAGCGATACGACCGAGGGCGTCGTTCAGGACGATGTCAGCCATGATTGCCTCCCTGAGCGTTCTCGTTGTCTGTCGCTGTGCCGACCGTCACGGTCTGGCCAGGTGCGCTGCGCAGAGCACGTGCGAGGGCCTTCGCAGCGGTGTCGACGGCCTTGTGCACATCAAGCTGCTGGTCGGCGGTGTCTTCGTTGTAGCTTCGGAACGCTGTCTTCGACATCTTGTCCCGCTTCGCTCGACGCTCCTCGACGAGCTTGTCGAGGGCTGCCTGTGCAGCATCGAACGTCGCCTGACACTCCTCAACCGTCGGATCCACGGTCGGGGTCGCGTCGGCGGGGACATTCACGATCTGTGGCATGTCACGACTCCTCGTCGGGCTCGTCGACCTCGGGCTCGTTGGCTGGCTCGTCGACCTCGGGCTCGTTGGCTGCGTCGGGATCTGCGCCGATCCCTGCCTTCTGGAGCTTCTTCGTGTCGGCTGCGGACACGGGGACGAGTTCGCCGTTGGTGATCTGGTGTGCGATCGGTTCTGTGATCTTCTCGACGTCGAACTTGTGGACGCCGCCTGTCTCAGACTTGAGCTTCACGGTTGTGGCTGGCATCAGAATGCACCTTTCAGCTGGAATGCAGTGACGGTGACCGACGTGTCTGCCGACAGGTCGAGCCACAGGGATCCGTCTGCCTGGGAGAACCGGGCAGACTCGAACGGACCGATGAACTGTGTTGCGCCGGCAGCGACGGTGACGGCCTTGTCTCCAGCACCGAGACCGAAACCGGCCTTGCCGGGACCGCCTTTGATCGTTGCGGTGATGCCGGCTGCGTCTGCGTTGACGACACGGAGTACGAGCTCGTCGAACGGGACGTCAGAGACGATGTGGTTGTTCGTTGCGTCGCCAGCTGTCCCGGCCGGGTCGGCGAGGTTGGCGTTGGCGACGAACACTGATGGAGAGATTGCTGTTCGGGCCATGGGTGGCCACCTCCATGTGAGGATGCCGGTGGAGGACAGCCACGACGACTGTCCTCCACCGGTCTACGGATCAGGTCTGGGAAGCGATCAGTGTCGCTGCACCGTTGGTGCGTACGAGCTTCGCTCCGTAGAGGTGCAGGCCCTTGAGTGCGTCGGAGAACGCAGACTCGGGGCGGTACGCCTCGACCTTGTTGATCTGCTCGGCGTACGAGATCGCACCCCGGTACCCGGCGAGGACGACGTTGTCGTCACCAACAGGGTTCGGCGTGTTGTTCGACACGCGGATGGAGAGACCGAGTGCACGGCCGACGATGCCGTTGCGGATCGGGTCTGTGGATCCCGACGCTGATGCGTCGACGAACTTGGGTTCCTCGAGGAGGAGTCCGTGGTACCACGGGGGGACGATGGCCCAGCGGCCTTCCTGAGGCACGTTCGCTTCGTCGAGCTTCACCTTGAGGTCCTTGAGACCCGTGTAGGCGAGCGCTGCCGTGGTGATCGACACGGTGCCGAGCTGGTTCGCAGCGTCAACGCCGGTGTACAGGCTGGCGATGTACTGGTCGGCCAGGTCGCGCAGTCCGTAGGCGGCCTCCTGGAAGGCTTCCTCCATCATGCTGCCAGCGGACTGGCGCTTGTCGATGTCGTCGACCTCGAAGGCGAAGTACTTCGCCTGGTCGATGAGCAGCGTCTTCTGAGCGTCGGTGAGCGTCTCGGGTGAGATCGCTGTGACGTTCTTGGTGTACGTGCTGATCGTGGGTGCCGAGATCGAGGTGATGCGGACGGTGTCGCCGGACTCTTCGATCTCGCCCTCGTAGTCACGGTTCGCGACGTCACGCGCTCCGTACACGAGGTCTTTCTTGAGGGAGGTGAGCAGCTTCGCTACCCAGATCTCCGCGAGGAAGTTGGTGATGGCCATCTACGGCTCCTTCTGTTCAGGTGTTTCTGCCCATGAGCGTGTCGAGGCGTCCGTCTTGGCGTGCCTTTTCGATCTGCTCTGGTTCCATGTCTTTCAGGTCGTCGCGTGTGAGCTGCGACGCCCCTCCGCGTGGGCCCTGATCTCCGGAACCTGGGCCGAGTTGCCCGGCCTTGAGCTCCGGGTGTGACTCGATCGCGGATTTGACCTTGTCTGCCACCTGGACAGCGAAGTCTTCTGCCTCTATGTCGAGGTCTTCGAGCGCTCCCGATCCGGTGAGGTAGTACCTCATCATCTCGATGTTTGCGCCTTGGTCTGCTGCTGCAGTGACGACGGCGTTGCTGGTGCGTTCCTTGCGGAACTTCGCCATAGCCTGCTCGTACTGTGCTGTGAGCTTCTCGGGATCCGGCTCTGGATCGTCGACACCGATCGCTTTCGAGATGCCAGCAAGCTGCTTCTCGAGGGCTTCTGCCCGTTCGCGTTCGGCCTTGCGTTCCGTGCGATACTTCGCTGCTTCGCGCCGTGTCTTTGCGAGCTCCTCCTTGAGGGCGTCTCCCTCGAGGGTTGTCGACGGTGCCGGCGGGTCGGCGGGTGGCGGATCGGGTGGTGCCGGCGGGTCGGCGGGTGGCGGATCGGGTGGTGCCGGCGGGTCGGCGGGTGGCGGATCGGGTGGCACGGGTCAACCTCCAGGGTTCGTGGGACAACGCAGAACGTCTGCGTTGGCTTGCTACTCGACGGGAGTACCGGGTTGTGTTTCGGTCTGTGCTGCGAGCATCTCGGGGAAGCGGGCGATCTGTTGAGGCGTGTAGCCGATGTCCTCTTGGAGCTGCTTGTCGGGTACACCGATAGTCCGCTTCTTGACGGCAGCATCGATGTGCTCCGCTTCGGTGCGTGACTCTGGGTCTGACCAGATCGTCTCGGCGTCGAACGTCCCAGAGCGCTTGTCACCGTCAGCTTTGAATGCGAGACGGAGAACTTCCTCCCACGCTTCCCCGAAGTAGCGTTGCTGACGCCGCACCTTCGCTACGAGCCCGGTCTCGGTGGACTTCAGCGACTCGCCAGATGGGAACGCTCCGGACTGGCCGAGGAGGTAGTGGGGCGGTGTGCGTGTGATCGCGGCAAGATGCTGGATGTCCTGTTCGACGGCCTTGATGTACCCGGAAAGGTCCGACTCTTTGAACTGCCCGAACTTGGCGTCCGGATCCTCCGACGTCCAGAGGCGATCGACTGCGATCTCGAACGGGGTGATCGGGTTCCCGTCGTCGTCTTCTTCGATCTCGATTCCGGTTGCCCAGCGTTGCGGTGCCGAGGCGAAGTCCATGGCAAGCATGCGGCCGAACAGTGCAGCGTTGATACGGTCTTGGATATCGGTGACGTCGTCGATCTCTGACACGCCGCCGGTGATCATCTGCGGCCTGTTCTGGAACGAGACGATCGGGACCGCGCCGAGAGGGTTCGGGAGCGGCCAGTCCTCACCCTTGACGTTACGGCGAGCCCACTCGGTGCCGCCTCGTTTGAACTTTGCCACGAACGATGGCATGTAGACAGTGGCGAACTCTTCGCCAGTCCATTCGTCCTTCCACAGCTTGAGTGCTGCACAGCGCTGGCGCCGGTTCCCGGCTTCGTACGCGATCGTGACCTCTGACGGATGTTCCGGCATCAGCATCGGACCGTTCGAACCTGGCCATACGGAGACGAACGAGGTACCTGACTTGATGCCTTCGGTGTGGACCTGCTCTGACTCTGCGTCGAGGTGGTTGCGTTGCCAGATCGCCCATGCGTCGCTGTCTGAGTTGTCGTCCTTGAAGCGGAATCCTTCGACGGACATGCGTTCGGCCTCAGCGTCGATGACGAGACGCATCCAGTTCGATCGGGACTTCTTGAGGAGGTCGAGGAACTTCTTCTCGTAGCGGTGCCGGACGTCCTTGCGGAACGGCAGCTCGGGGAGCGGATGGTCCCCTTCGTAGTACCGCTGGAACTTGTCGGCCTTCGCAGCCTGTGTTGAGAGCTGCTTCTCGAGTCTTGCCAGCCACAGGAGAGCATCATGTTCGTGTGGATCCGCGGCTGTTCGTGTATCTACTGATGCGTCTCCGAGTGGAGGCATCATGACAGCGTCATCGGTGACGAATGACTGTTCCACCGGCTACCTCCGTCAGAATCCTCGGGCTTTGCCACGTCTCTTCTTCGCACCTGCAGCGATGGCGTCGCCTCGAGCCTCATAGGCAAGGACCGCGGCTTGTGCCCATGCGATCGACCGTTCGGGGTGTGCACGTTCGATGAGATGCATCGGCTTCCCGTCGTCGTCCTTCGCCCGCTTCGTTGGCCGTGTGTGTGCGTTGAGGACATGTCTGGTTGCGAGCTCGTCGCCGGGGTGGGAGATTGCGTCGCCTGCCTTGACGGCAGCCATGAACGATGCGATCGCATGCGACCAGGGGCCTTCACGGCTGATCGACCATCGGATGACGATGCGTTTCCCTTGGTCGGCGATCCACTGATCGATGTACGAGTCCCAGATGCCATGCATCGGGTTTGCGTACATGCGGGAGACGGTGTGGTTCTTGAATACTTGGTCGACGGCAGCGTCGAGTTCCCTCGTTGGGAGTTGCCAGTCACGGCCGGATGCTTCCCATGCGGCGATCGTGAAGAGGTGCCCGGTGGCTATGTCGCATCCGACGAGCGCAGCACCGTCAGAGTGTCTCGCCCCGGAGAACCCGATCGTGATGTCGCCGGCGAGCTCGTCGGGATCCGCTGTGAGCTTCCCCCATGTTTCAGGGTTCATCCACGCATCGACGCCGGTGACGCACTGGTTCAGGTAGTAGCGGCGTGCCTCGTTCGGTGAGACGCGCGGGTCGTTGACTTCTGCAATGAGACGGTCGATGTCGACGAACCGTGTCGAGTCTCCGTATGCGATGTTGAGTGCCTTGCGGAGGGGCCGCTTCTTGGACAGGTCCGAGAGGTGCGGTGCTTCGATCCCGGAGTCGACGAGGATGTCTCCCATCCCTGCACGGTGTGTTTCCTCAGCAACAGACGATTCACCGGGGGCGTACATGTTCGTCGTCTCGACGGCGAGGCCGTTCATCTTCGCTACGTTGCGACGGATCGTCGAGGAGAGCTTCTTGCCGCCGTTGTGCGGATACCACAGATGCGTCTCATCGAGAATCGCGAACGTGGTTCGTTGACCTTCACGGGTGCCGGATCTCGAGGTGACGTATTCGATGCGGCCGCCGCCGGCCAGGTTGATGCGTGTCAGGCCGACGTCGATGTCGGGGTAGTTGTGGACGAGTGGCGCTGTTTCGTCGTCTGCCATCGCAAGGAGTGACAGCCACGTGTTTGCAGTCTGGTCCTCGGCGACTGCGGCGAGCTGCACCCATGGTGTTGCTGGTGGCCGGCCGACGGGCTCGCCGGCGGCATCCCAACCTGAGAATCTTGACGGCCCCTTAGCGTCGGCCCATGAGAGAGCCGCGACGTATGGGCTCTTGCCCCAGCCCTTCGGCCTGATCAGCTGGCCGCCTCGGTAGTACAGGCGCTCACGCTTGGGGATGATGCGGTAGAGACGGATCGTGAAGATCGCCTGTTCTGGTGTCGCCACGAGCGGTTCGCCCTGGTGCTCGCCGTCGGGGATGACGAGGTTCTCTTCGATCCATTGCAGCATCTGGTATCCGAGGCTCGGATACTCACCTCGGTATTGGGGGCCGCGCCACGGCACGGCCTAGCCGACAACGCGCAGGGTGTCCCAGCGGCCTTTCGGTGATGTGTCCTGCTCGAGGTCTCCGTCGTCGAGCTCGGGGAGGCGCCATCGAAGCGACAGGCGGCCCTTGGGTGTCAGCCCGTAGATATCCTTCTGGAGCCTGATCTCTTTGAGAAGATCGAGGACGGCTCTGCGGTTGTAGGCATCGATGAGGATGATCAGGTGCAGAAGGCCATCCCAGTCCGCTTTTTGCCACATGTGCGCCATCGGTGATGTCCACCAATGCTCCCAGGTGTCGAGGGTCGCCTGGAGCGGCCGCTTGCCATCCAAGAGGCGACTGGGAAGCTTCGGTCGTTCACCCTCAAAAGGCAGTGATGGCAAGGTGATCCACTCGCCAGAAGCCGGGACGTTACGTCGCCTTCGCTGGGTCGATTCCTTGGGTGCAGGTCCAGGCATCAAGCCCTCTCCCGTACAAGTCACGGGCGACCTTCTAGGCCATCCCTGAGAATCCCCGAACCCGTACAGAGTTGGGATGGTAGAAAGATGCGTGGTCTTGCGGCCTCGCCTATGGGTGGTACCCCACCCCCTCCAGGGGTCAGATTCGGGTACGTCGTCCCATTTCATGGCGGTATTCGCTGCGAAAGTGTCACGCTGGCCCACAACGGATGTTCGAGCAGTCTGGCTGTCTCTACCGCTTCGGGTTGCCGAAGCCGCCGTCCTTCGACGCTGTCTTCCTGCCGTGGCACGAACGGTGCAGAGCCTGGAGGTTCGATGGATCATCGGAGCCGCCGTCGGCACGCCTGATCTTGTGGTCGACCTGCGGCGAGCCTGAGATCGGGAGGCGGCATGCTTGGCAGATCACACGTCCGAAGCTGTCGCGTGGAGCGTGGTGGTCGAGGAACCGTTTCCGTTTCCGGACCCACTGGGATCCGTAACCGCGCGACGCCGAGGTGCCGCGTTCCTTCCGCTTGAACTTGCGGTCACGTTTCGTCTGGTGCTTCGAGCAGCGTGGCTCGTTGGTGAGTACCGGGCAGCCGGGGATGATGCATGGTTGTATCGACATGCGGCGTGCCATCGTCTACCTCGAGTGCTCGCCGGATCGAGGAAGGTGGAGGAGTCGAACCCCTACCCGTCAAGGTACCCGAGGGTTCGAGCCTCGTTGCCAGCCGTCCGGCGGCACCTTCCATACTCCGGTCACGATGGGATTCGAACCCACATCTACTGGGCGATACCAGTGGCTCTGTCCGTTGAGCTACTACCGGAGTGGTAGCGGAGGCGGGAATCGAACCCGCACCGGTGTCGGCTTATGAGGCCGGTTCAGCACCGATACTGACTGCTCCGCAACGACGAACGGCGAGGGCTGCTCGTAGCAATCCTCACCGTACTGATTTGTACGTTAACGCAACATTGGGCGTATTACAAGTGTGTTATTTGCATCGTTCATGGCTAGCCAATCACGGTGAACGAAGCTTGAGCGGACAAGCGACAGCTATTCCTCGCCATCCTGCCTGCGACGGTGAAGCTCAGAGTCCCTTTTGGTCTTGGCGTAGACAAACACACCAGCGAGAACAACCAGTTCGGCGACAAAGATGGTCACGCCCAAGATTGGCTGACCGAGCCAGACGACAAACCCTGCAAGACATATGGCAAGGACGGCGAGCAAGAACCCGAGGATCATTCCGATCCGCTCATTCGTTTCGCCGGATGTCACAACATGTGATTCCATCGCGATTCGATGATCTGTCTGCTTCTCTGATTGAGCGATTATGCGCTCAGCGGATCCTGGCACGATTTCGTCGTACTGCTTTAGGATCTTTGGGTGAGGAAGGGGGCCGCTGTAGCGTTCCATGGCGATCTCCATGATCGCTTGCATCTGTGGCACCTCGAGAACAACCTCTGGTCTCTCAACTGAGGTGTCGTCACCATCAGGCTCGATGAGGGGGTGTAGTCCAGGAGTCTCTTCGTCTGTCATGCGTCCTGCAACGACATCTGCGTACCGCAGTCTTCTTCGGGGTCAACCATGAGATACGGCATCCATGCCTTGGTGAGCTCTTCTGATGCTGATCTTGTGTCCTCTGAGATCCGTGTGCATTCGTGAATTGTCACCATTGCCGCAGCCAGATCTGAACCTATCATGGCCCAATCGGCTCGCAACGCCTTGCTATCAGCGACGAGCCCTGTTGTATCGACGTTGTACTCGTTGAATGTCGCTCCGATGTCCAGGAGCCTCGCGACACCAGATGCGAACGAGGGCATCGGAAACAGACGGAAAGTGCGTGAGTGCATCTCGATCCCCAGTAGCTAGCCAATCGTTCCACTCCAAACTATACAGTGAAGAGCAAGATCAATGAGCAGCGATGCCGGAGAAGACTCATATGGGACCGCAATGGGGCTATGGCTGGTTGTTTACGATCCACCCAAGTCCACAGTCCCGTACTGCAGCTGCGCAGTCGTCCCCGTACGCCACGAGCACAGAAGCAGACGCTGCATGGTTCCTACCGTCGAGATCACGGATGAACCGAAGCCGGCCCTTGACGAAGCAGAGCATGGCTGCGCTGGTGACCTGGTCATGCCACCAACCCGTCGAGGTATCGACCGGTAGCAGAGCGACACCGTCAGCATGAATTGCAAGCCTCTCCACCCATGGTCGAGGATCGGAATACGGTGGGTTCAACCAGACACGGCCTTCCCACGGTTGGATGAGTCCGTCATCGATCTCTGAGTAGTGACGTGTCGCCGGGATCCAAGGAACGCCGCCAGGAGGCGATGCGGGGTCCAAGTCGAAGACGATGCCGAGCGCTTCGAAGACGATGGGGGGGGTTAGCCACACATCGCTCGATGCATGGTCCCATTCGAGGTCGAGATCAAGCCTCATCCCTGACCATCGCCTTGACGCGTGACCTCTGCGGGTTTGAACGGTCCGTCCGGCAGTGTGACTCTGCGCCACTGAGCGGTGTCATCGGTGCGTGCACACTGAGGGCATACACCGAGCTCCGGCTTCGCCAACGGACGCGTCGTATACAACAAGGCGCCGCACCACGTACACGCCCACAGTCCAGAGTCGCCCCTCACCATCGCGAGAGTCGGTACAAGCTCACCAGGGAACGGGATCTGACCTGTCATCACGGCGTCGCCTCGGAACAGCCCCGACAGAGAGAGAACCCATTCGCCGTCGCTTCCGACTCAGGGCGCAGTCTGCCCTTCCCGGCGAGGAGGCCGCCTGTTCCACAGATCGGGACGAAGGCGTCGTCGTTTCCGTTGAGAGGCTCCATGAAGTGATACCGGATACCGAACACTGCGACCGGGCGCTTCTCGAGATCCTGGCGTCGTGACGTGTCGATCGTGACCGTCGCACGCACCCCGACTGTTGGAGATTCGACAGGGAGAGGCTGCCGGTAGTCAGGGAAGCATCGCTTGCATGGACGGACAAGAGCAGGATTCATCAGACGAGCAGGGACGATGTCTCCCCAGGATGGAGACCATCCGCACTTCGCATGAGGCAGCCCGAGACCGTCCACGCCTGACCGATGCAACACACGGGGCTTACTCCCCGCATAGCCACCGAGCATCACCCAGACCGGCAGCTGCGACAGATCACACGGCGATGACTGACAAGACGCGTCCTGTCGGACAGGCATCGAGCTTCCAGCTGTAGCCTTCACGAGTCGACCTCTCCATATTCGATGAGTAGGTTCTCCTGCGACATCATGCGCTCCACCCTCGCCATCACCTTGGACTGATCCATCGCCAGGCGAGCACACTCAGCCCGATGCCACGTACGGAAAGTATCGGACTCGGCCATGCGTCTGAACGCGGCACGACGGTTCGCCTTCTGGGACTTCGAGTCTGTTGCCACACCGACAGCGCCAGAAGCAGGATGAGTGATCCGGACACCGGTATGGGACTTGTTGCGATGCTGCCCGCCAGGACCAGAACCCCGAATGTGCTCGATACGGAAGTCCTTCTTGGTGAGCCGAAACAGGAGTTCACGATCGCTCATTCGGTGTCCTCCCCGAACTCGACACCACACCAGTGGCAGATGGATTGCGTCCAAGAGCAGTTGCAGTGATGCCCACACGAGCGCTGTGACGATGGACACTCATCTTTCGGTTGCTCCTCGCCACAAGAAGCACATTCAAGAACGTGACTCACGAGTCACCCCCACCCAACCGGACGATCACACCGGCGTTCTGAAGGTCTTTCAACGTCTGGAGGAACAGGGACTTGTCGCTGTGGATGTATCCAGCCAGACGCTTTCTGTTGATCGCTAGCAACGGTCCATCGTCACCGAGATAGGCTGCGATGAGGTGCTTGGCCTCTACCAGATGCGCTCGCTGGTATGGACAACTGCACCAATCCCTCACACAGAGCATCATCGCTACCCGCTCGAGTCGTTCACTGTGTGTCGTCATGGCAATAGCTGCCAGAACTCAGCGGCAAGGGAAGGGCTGGGGCCGTTACACCTGAACCACACTTCGATGCCTTCGTTCTCACCGGTGCCCGGCGTCGGGTACATCCACCACCGGCAGATACTGTCCACGAGTTCCCGATACTCAGACAGGATCGGGCGGGCCACACCGTTCTCCTCGTCGATGACGGTCATCCCGACGTACTCTCCTAGTGCACCATCGTGCATCAGAGAGAGGGCGATGCGTGCCGCCTGCCGGGGTGTCGCCGCAGCCTCCACAGAGACATAAGTCGGATGCCCGTCCTCGTCGTAGAGCACTGTCGGTCGTTCTTTGCACGTCGTCATCCTGTGTCTCCCATCCCATCGATGAGCACCCCGTCGGGAGTCATGACCCGCAACTCTTTGCCCACAGCACGGAACATCGCTTGGAGATGGATGAAGATGTAGGTGATCGCCTCGACATCGTCCTCCCACCCCGAGATCCCGATACCGTTGTCACCGCAGTCAGAGAGCATCACGATCGACTTGACCGTGGGGCGATCCTCCACGGCCTTCAACATCTCGTTCGCGAGGCATGTGAGCTCGGTGAACGGCTGACCCTCTTGTCGTCGAACGTCAACAACCATCAGGGCCCTCCCGATTCAGTGGGACGAGGTATCCGCTGTCGACAAGCCACGCGATCGACTGCCCCGGTGCCAACGCCGTCACGCAATCCTCAGGCATGTCGCTGACGTACACGTCGTCGTCACCGAGATACGCAGCGACGGCACGACGTACGGCCTCTCGATACTCGTCTTTCATGTCCTCGGGCTGGTCGCTCCATAGCTGCGGGAGTCCAAGCACTGGAGACTCCGCTTCCCACAGTGCTTCGGCTGCCTGTTCGAGTCGTTCACTGTCCATCATCGATCTCCAATGGTCTTTGTGCGAGCCCTTTCCCATGTGGGACGCATCTCGGTCCCATCGTTGTGAGTCGTTCCGCTTTCAATGGGCATCCGATTCGGTTGCAGAGAGGCGGTCGATTCAACGGTTCTCGCTCACTCACGGTCGTCTTAACTCTCTGAGGTCGTTCGTCTTGTGTCGTCATTTCGGTATCCGCCAGAACTCGACAGCGCCAGGCAACCCGACGCCCTTGCATGGCATCCACACCTCTGTCACGTCGTTCCAGCCGTCCGCTGACGTTGGACAGAGCCATTCACGTTTGGTCTCGTTTACGAATGCCCGGTACTGAGACAAGGCAGGGCGATGAGGCTCATAACCGTCAAGGTTGGAGAGACACAGGTAGTCCTCGATCGCACCCTCGTACGCCAACGTGAACGCGATACGCGCCGCCTGTCGAGGCGTTGCGGCTGCTTCGACTGAGACGCATGACGGGTGCCCGTCCTCGTCGTAGAGCACTGTCGGTCTGTCACTCATCGTGTCCTCCTGGTAGAGCCGGCAACATCTCGCCCGTCTCATATGCAGTAGCGACCTGCGGGATTGCCCACCGCCCGACTGTGTCTCCAGACGGCAGGACGATGTGTGCGAGGAACTCATGCTCGAACGTCACGATCCCGTCATCCACCGCGACGAGCTTCGCCTTGATGACCAAAGCAAGGGACCGCCAGGTTGAGCGGGTTGCTTGTTCGTAGGCTTTGAGCATGGCGTCGGGTGTGCGTCGTTTCTTTCCGGTGGGTGTGAGGGTGAAGCGTGGGTCGTCGCGGTTGGGGAGTTCGAGGACGAACCTGATGAGTCGTTGCTGTGCCCTGAACTGGATCACGGCGTGTGTCTTTTCCCATCCGTACATGAATTGGTCGGCTCCGAAGCGGCGGAGGGTTGCTTCGATCTCGGAACGGGACTTGTCTGCCGACACCGTTGTCTGTGATGCGTAGCTACTCACGGTGATCGTCCGATGAGGCTGCCAGGTACGTCCTGAGCGCCGGGTTCACACGCAGCACTGATATCAGTCTTGGTGTGAGAGATCCAACGAGCTCTTCCTCGGTCAGCTCCATTTCCCGGATCCCGGCGTCTTCCCAAAGGCAGTGCAGCACCTCGTGGAGCAACGTGTCGCGGATCACCTGCTCTGCAGGAGCGTCGTCGATGATGATCTCGAGCGAGTGATGGTTCGTGGTCCCGAGGAGGTCCTTCTGACTGTCAGCCGACTTGAGTCGGATCGCGTCGTTGCTGTACGTCACGGTGTACGGCCTGGCACCGACCCAAACGAGGTCAGGACGTCTCATCAGGAACACCTCCGGTGAAGCCGTGCGTCACGGCGTGACAGCCACCATCGGCGCAGACGGCCGACATCCTCAGGGAGCAGACCGTGGAAGCATCCACCGGAGCGCTTCACTCCGGGTGTGATGTGCTGTGGCGTTGTCTCTGGCCTATCTGGCAGTATGAGTGGATGGACGTCCTCACCGACCTCCAACCTGGCGAGAGTCTTCCTGGTGATGGTGCCGCCAGTATGGAATGTGATGGGCTCCGACACTCTCCGGGTACCACGCGCGTCGAGGTGTATCAGTCTGCGGGCGATGAGGAGGACCGCGATGGTCCAGATGATGCCGATGAAGAAGCCTGCTGTAGCGGTCATGGTGTGTCCTTGTCGTAGTGGAGTGGTCTGGAGCAGCGACAGTACGACCAGCCGGCCGCGTTGAACGGGTACCAGAAGTGGCGGCGGAAGAGTGTGCATGCGATGCGCCACAGCCACCACGGAAGACGTTGCCTCGGTTCCCAAGACGGGGTCATGGTGCCTCCTTGCTTTCACAGCCACGGATCCACTGTCTTCCGACTCGGCGCCAGCGGCAGAAGCCGTCATCGCTGAAGGGGAACCCATCGATCGAGACCTCGCAGCCGCAATGAGTGCACACTGCCCCCGAGCAGATACGGACCGCGAGCGCTTCGACAGCGGTGTCTGGCGATGGCTGGTCTTCGACCATCAAGACTGCGCCCTGGAACGTTGCTTTGGCCCACCAGCGGGCATCCTGGGACCGCTTCGTGTCGTCGAGGTATCCGAACTCGATGTTGGTTGCCCCGGCTCGGCCGGCCAGGTCGACTCCGGCGATGATGGTGTCGATCTCGGTGTCGGCTGTCATCGTGTTCCTCCCTCATAGATGTCTGGTCTTGAGCGGCCATGCTCCGCAATGTCTGGGCTCGTACGTCCGTACTCGGCCTCGGCACGGAAAGCGCCGGCCAAAGACTGCAACGCCGAGATCTGCTGACGGCGCGACCTGACCGCTTCGAGTGCTGCCTGGCGGAGACCGTCGAGTGTGTGCGACTCGAGGCGTTCGGTGGATGTGGCGAGATCGGCCTGTGCCTTGCGTTCATCGACCGTCCCAGACGAAGCGAGATACGCCCGGGCGCGGGCCATTCGGTACGTGTCCTCCGCAACGGCGAAATCGCGGGAGAACTGGATGAGAGTCTCAATGCCGGAATCGAGGAGGCTCGACAAGCGAAGCATCTCCGACTGGAGCCCCTGATACGTCAACACGGTGCCGGCTCCCTCTTCGCGATCACCTCGAGGAGGAGCGACTCGACCTCCCACAGATCCATCCGACGACGACCGTCCAACAGGTCGTGGTGGAACAGACACAGATGGGCCAGATTCGAAACGATATCCCTTGACCCGTCCGGGTTGCCGCCCATACCCTTCCCACGAATATGGGCCACCTGCACAGCAGGAGACACACACAGCGGCCACTCACATCTGCCCCGGGACCGCTGTCTGATTTGTTTTCTGGTGGCGAGGGTGATGGTCATGTCGTCACGCGGGTGTTCGCTCGGATGTGGAGTTGTGGATGTATGAAGTTCGTGCCTTTTGGGTCTGAGTAGTCGATGTATTCGACGTGGCGTCTCTCAGCGAAGCCTGCATCCAGGAGCCTCCTGATCGCCCTTTGAAGCGATTCGATGTTCACCGGTGAGAAGCGGAGCTCGTGTTCACAATGGAGGGCAGCGACGGTGAACCAGCCGCCGTCAGCCTCGAGGATCTGCAAGACACGGTCAGCGATCGACCCTCGGTTCACCCAGCGCCGTTTCGTGTCAGGCATGTCGACGGGTCCAATCGGAGAGCGCCTCTTCACATGCCTGAGCAGACGTCAAACCTGCCCGTTTCGCAGCTGCGACGAACTCTTCCTTCACGTCGGACCGCACGACCCAGGACAGTTGATAGGCACTGGGTAGGTTCTTGTTGCCGGCTCGTAGGGACCGCACTGCGGTGACGGCGAGTGCTTGTGTTGCTCGGCCGTGTTCGAGGATGAGGCGGTTGAGGATCTCGGCGCGGTTGTCGAGGGCGTTGAGAACGGTCAGTGTCGTGAACGATGCGAGTCTGCGGTGGTTCTTCGATGGCCACGCCTTGGCTGTGAGCCTGACCGTGTACAAGTGATGTGGGGTGGCTTCGAGTCCGTAGTCGATCCAGAGGATCTTCGACAGTGTGCGGCAGCGGCCCAGCACAGAGTCAGGGTTGCGGTTCTGCGCTGCCCGATGCTTCTTGTCTGCCGGGTCCGGGATGATCGAAGCGAGTGCGTCGCCGAGCTGCCACCGGATGTCTTCGGCTTCGCTGAGGAGCTTCACGACACGGCGCACGTCAGGTCTCGTGATGCCGAGCTGTGTGAGGAGCGGATCCGCTGCGGTGGACCGCTGGCCGGCTTTGGTTGCGATGGTGGTGATAGGGTTCGCTGTGTTCATCTCTGGCCGCCTGTTGCTTGGTTGAGTATGAGGCGGCTGACCGGGCGGAGTGCCGCGATGAGTTCAGCTGCCGAGGTGAGGTCGTCTCTCGGTTCGTTGTCGGGTTCGTCGGCGTAGCGGTCGGCGAACCAGTCTGCGTACATGTGGAGGTTGTCCTCGAGGGATGCGCCGTTCGTGCGTGGCGTGTGGATCTCGTCGGGGATGACGATTGGGGTGCCGCCGTTGCACAGGATCGACAGGAGCCGTCGGGTGAACGTCAGATGGGTGCCGTATCGGCCGTGGTCGCAGGGAGCTTTGACGATCATGCTGGCCACCTGACTGCCGCCTGATGTTCGCCGTCGTCGTGTCCAGCCGGTTTTCCGCACACCAATGGCAGCCGCTTGGCCGGAGTCGTGTTGCCTACATCGTCTCGTGCGGCGACGACGTAGGCGGTGTGAGAGAGGCCTGGGCCGACAGCGAACAGGATGAACCCGGAAGGGAGCCGTTCACGGCACAGCAACGAGACAGGCGTGTCCATCATCGTCCCCACGGGTCGACGCTCACCGACGAGCAGTCGCAGTCGAGGCACCTGTCACGGTTGTCGCGGTTGTGCCACTCGATCGGATGCGGACAGTTCGGGCAGCGGCCGGCCTTGACCTGGGTGAGTGCCTCGGCGATGGTGCGTTGCCTCTTCGTGTCGAGATGCGCATAGATCGCGACGACAGCGACAGTGACGAGCGTGATCGGGATCATCCACGGATCGACCTCGACGAGCCGCACAGTCGCGACCGAGACAGCGAGGAGCCAGACGGTGACAGCGAAACGGATCATACGTGACCGTCCTGTGCCCGCCACACCTCGGTGCGTCTGCGACGTGTCTGGCGTCCACACGCTACGCATTTTCCGTCGGCGTCGATCGTGACGCGCTCACCGTGAGGCGTCCCCAACGCTGCCTGGATCTTCGATGTGAGTGTTCTCAGATCATGGTCGACCGATGCGAGGTTCGCTCGCTTCCATTCAGTCGCCACATACTCAGGGTCTTGCTCCGCAGATGGGCCGCCCGGATCTATGCGGCGGCCACGTATCGGGTCGGTCGCGTCGACGAGAGCGCCGTACTCGTGGAGGAACGTTGAGAGTGCATCGAGGTTGAGGTCGGTTCGTTTGAACGGGTTCGCTGCAGCATCAGACTTCAGCTTCCGGTTCTCGGTCTCGAGACGGCTGATCTTGCGCTCTGCCTGAGCCATCAGGTCGCTTGTGTGTTTCGCTGTACGCTTCATGATGTCAACAACTCCCTGATCGTCTGCTCAACACGGGCACACTCCTTCGTCCACGGATTCGGGTCTCGTGTCGTCCGGCGATGATTCCCAACGGCACGCCAAACGGTGACCCGCGACATCCCGAACCGATCAGCGACATCGTTCACGGGAATCTGCTCTTTGACGACGAGCCACCAGACCAGATGCCGGCGACGACGAACCGTGGACCGCGCTTTGACGGTTGGGTCGGTGAGGAGCCATGTTGGGATGTCGACGACGTTTGCGAAGGTGGTTGTGAGGTTGTCGAATGTGTCGAGTGTGCGTGGCGTCATCGTGTCGCCTCGCCTGTGTCTTGGCTGGTGTCGAGGGTGCCCTGGTCGTGATCTGAGAATGGTCGGTGGCAGACGCGGCAGTCTCCGTCCTTGCCTGGTCTCCATACGTGCCAGCCGCCGGCGAGCTTTGAGCGAGCTCGATCGGCGGCGGTGTGCCTCGCGCGCGTTTCTTTTTCTGGTTGTTCTTGTTCGTAGTCACTGAGTGACGCGCCTGGGTAGTCACTGAGTGACGCGCCCGCGTCTCTGAGTGACGCGCGGTCGGGACCGCTAGTCTCTGAGTGACTAGCGGTTGGTGGGGTCCATCTGAGCTCGTAGTGGTGTGATCGTTGACCGCCTTTCAGGTCGGGTTTCACGACGAGGGCGCCGACTTCGACGAGCTTCGGGATCGACTTGTTTCGGATCTGTGACGTTGAGACGCGGCACAGATTGCTGATCGTCTGATGTGACGGGTTGCACTGTCCGGTGCGTCGGTTCCAGAAGTGCTTCAAGGCTGCCCATACGCGTACGTCGGCGTGAGTGAGGTCTATGTGGAACTCGATCCAGTTGGGGATCTGGACGAAGGGTTCATGTTGTGCTGAGACTGTTGGAGCTATCGTCGTCACGCAGATACCTCGTCGAGTTCGATACGTTGGAATGGCGGCATGTCAGCAACCTCGAGCCAGACTTCGCATCGGTACCAGTACTCGGATCGTTGGTCGGTTGCGTTGTCGAGGTAGAACTGTGCATCACCCGTGGCTGCTGCGACGTCGCGTTTCTTGAAGCGGTGCAGCCGGCCACGGCGGGTCTTGACGCACAGCATGACGATCTGTTTCTGCGTCACACGGCCTCCTCGAAGAGCATCAGGTCGTCAGGGACCAGGAGGAACTCGTAGATCCGCGACGTGTGGCCATGAGAGGCAACGGTGCACGGCTGAGACATGATCTCGAAGCCGGCCGTCCGTAGATCGCCGACCCGTGCTGAGTATCGATACCCGACACCGGCCGTCACCATTTCGGTGCCGCACACAGGGACATATCCGAGGAGCAACGAGAGTGCTTTGAGAGCAGTCGGCTTCGTCACGCCACGCGTATCGACAACAGTCGTCATTGATCAACGCCGAGCGGGACAGCACGTCCAATACGGACACTGTCGAAACCACGGACCCACCATTGAGCATGCTGCAGACACGCCACAGTGATCGGGTACGTCGCGAGGTACCGGTCGAACCGGATGTGCATCGAAGCCGGCCTCGAGCAGCCCGTCCTATCGCAGCCGTGTATCACTGTTCACCTTCCTTGACCCATCCAGAGCCGTCCCACTTCCCGACGACGGCCTCCCAGATCTCCACGAGCACGTCGTGGTCGTCCTGGGTGTAGATGCCGTCGACCAGGTCTTGGATGGCGACAGCAGCGACATAGTCGGCGCATACACGCGCGACCCGATCCCGAGCCCGAGCCCGAGCCCAAGCCCGAGCCCGAGCCCGAGCCCGAGCCCGAGCCCGATCCCAAGCCCGATCCCAAGCCCGAGCCCAAGCCCGAGCCCAAGCCCGAGCCCGATCCCAAGCCCGAGCCCAAGCCCGAGCCCAAGCCCGATCGTTGATGGCATCGAGCTCTTCGTCGGTGAGCGCATCGATACGATCAAGAGCCGCCTGCACCTGGACACCCTGAGGGCCGAAAGCAAGATGGATCGGGACCGCTTTGGTGGTGGTGAGTTGTTTGAATCCGGCTTTGTCGTTGTCTTCGGTGAAGGGGGTTCCTTCGACTTCGAACAGTGCGAATGGTTCGGACGCGTACGACGCGGCGTCTTCGGGTGTTCTTGATGCGTGGAGGACACCGGGGCCGCAGAGTCGACGTTCACCGTCGTGTGGTTTGGGTCGTGTCCGTTTCCCGACGGTGTAGACGACATCGGGATCACGGAACGAGGATCCGTCAGGTCGAGTCGCTTTGTAGAAGACGTCGGTCATGCGTATACCTCTCGTGCTTTGGTGAGGTGGTCGTCGCAGTACCAGACGGAGAGTCGGTGGCCGGATCGTTCTTTGCGGACCGCGGTGATGGTTGCTGGGCGGGTGCAGTGGAGGCATTGCTTGCCGATGCTGCGTCGGTGGTGTTTCACTCTGATGAGGCGTGCCACGGTGTGTCCTCCTTGGTGCCGGCGATTGTCTGTTTGACGCGTTCGAAGGATTCGTCGAAGGCTTGCGCTGCAAGTGCCACCGCTGTCTTGAAGGATTCGATGTTTGCGGTGAAGGTGACGATGTGTTGCTTCGTGATGAGTGGCTCGTGGAACACGTCGACGACGGCTTCAGGGCGGATACAGAGCGGGACGTTGCCTCGCTGCCAGACGATGTGGAGATCCGTCCGAGACGACTTGCACCGGTCGATACGCTCGACGCGGCGCTGATCTCTCCCAACGAGCACTACGTCACCACGTGTGATCTCTCCCGCTTCGATCTGTGCGATCACGATTCTTCATCCCGGTCTGATCTGACAGGCATGAGCAGGCCCCACCATTGATCGTCACGGTCGAGTTCCACACGAACAGCGTGCTTCGCACCAAATGTTGAGAGTCGAATGACGGCATCTTTCATACCTGTCGCAAGCGTGATCTCAGCGAGCCGAGTCGAGGAGTAGGAGACCGGTTCGTCAGACAACGACTCCTTGAGGGCCCGGGCTTCCAAGCCGAGGAGATCCGGATATGGCGCCGTCGATACGGACCGCACATAGAACATCGCGAGCGGCGGCTCATCACCGAACAGGGACCGTTTGTGCCGGCCAAGTGTGAGGTTGATCCCAGCCGGTTCGTCTTCGTTGTCGCGAACGAACGTGCAGAACACCGGTGCGAGCTGCGGGTCGTCTGTGTCGGCGCGGGCCATGAAGGCGGCACATGAATGCTTGAGGTCGTCAGAAGACACAGTTGCGTCCCACTCGATGTCAGGGGCCGCTGCCCGTGCCAGAACCATGCGGCGAGCCATTGCGACACTGTTCGTTGCTTCGCACCAGATCGTCTCAGCAGGCGACTCGTTGCGGACATGGACACCGGCGAGCAATGGCGACTCGTCTCGAGTTGCCTTCCTCGCGACGTGCCGCAACGCGGCGATGTTGAGCAAGTCGTGCAGAGTTATCTCGACATGGTTCTCGATCGTTTCCGTCATCAGGAGCCGCCGATTTTGAGGTTGTAGGCGGGCGTGAGGAGGATGATGAGCCACGAGACGGGTGTCCGTGGCCTGCCGGCGATGACTGCTGGACATGATGCACCTGGCGGCAGGCCACGGAACGGTGTTCGGGAACCATCACGCGGAAAGGAAGACCCGGAGAAGGCCGCACGTGATGGTTCCCGAAGAGTGTCCGGTGACTGCCCGGAGCGTGAAGAGCGCGAGAGGAGCTCCCCCCGGCAGTCACCGAAGAGTGTCACGGCGTCTCAACCTTCGTTGCTTGTGCAGGTTTGACGCCGGCGTGTTTGAGGTGGAGGTAGACGTTTTGGACGGAGCACTCGAGGATGCGTGCGATCTCGCGAGGTGTGAGTCCCTGGGCTGTGTAGGTGAGGACACGTTCCCGAGTTGGAGGTTGACTTGGCATAAAGCGAACCTTACACCCACGATATCTACTTGTCAAGTTTTGTAGTTTGTGCTTACGATGAGGGTGGCAATACGAACAGGCGACAAGCTGGGAGGCGAACATGGCAGCCCCAATGCTCCACAGATATGTATCACCACTGGGTGAACTACTCGAACAGGCAGAGGACGAGCGAGGGATCTCGGCACGCAAAGCAGCCGAGATGTGCGGAGTGTCAGCACCCGCATACACGGCATGGAAGGGATCGGTCCGACCATCGATCGACTACGTCCCGGCACTGTCGGCGCTCTGTACGGTGCCCGCCTCGGTAATCTTGGAGGCGCTCGGAGTCGAGGTGGACCGCACCTACGAGTTCGAAGCTATTCCGTAGCTCAGTTGGCAGAGCAGCGGACTGTTAATCCGTTTGTCGTGGGTTCAAGTCCCACCCCCGGAGCCATGGGACCCGGGTGGGGGCCGGTGTCTTGGGAGCGACGGGGGAGTCTCATATCTTCTCTCGGGACGTGCTTGGGACGCTTCTTGGTCACGGGTACCGACACTTGACACCGGAGCTTGACATCGGAATCGACACGTGACATCGACGTCGATGGCCGGGTCTTGACAACGTGTCGAGCTGGTTTATCGCTTCCGGTCTACCCGGTCAGAACGTTCATGCAATACGGTCCGATGTCGTGTCGCAACCTGTGGTTAGTAGAGGAACATCGGTTTGCC